CAGACTCTGCATCTGCGCCGTGCTGCCGGTTCCGAAGCGCCAGACGCCGCTGGCGTCCTGCGCGTAGAGCGCGCCGCCGCGCCGGGCAAAGGCGCGCGCGTGAAAATCGTCCTCGCGGCTCCACAGGCCGCTGCGCGTGTCGTATACGAACAGGTGCCAGGCGTTTTTCTCGTCGCGCGCCGAGAGATACCAGCGTGTGCCGTCCGTGCCCGCCGCTCCGTCCGAGAGCGTGCGCCCGAGCGTGTCGCCGATGCGCGTCGGCCGTCCGCCCGCCGTGCGCGCCGGCCCGGCGGGGGAGAGATAGTAGAGCGTCTCCGCCGCCGTCACGAGCGTGCGGCCGGAGCCCTGCTCTGCACCGAGCGCGGCCGAGGCCACGAGCTGGAAGTTGTCCGGCCGCGTGCCGTACAGCCGCCAGAGCCCCTCCGGCTTGAGGAACACCACACCGCTGCCCGTCGCTGCGCAGCCGGAAAAATCGCCCGGCGCGCCGACGTCCACGCTCCACGCCGCCGTGGCGACGGCGCCGTTTTCGTCCGCCTCGTACCAGAACCAGCTCAGCGGGTCGCCCAGCTTTGTGCACCACACGGTGTCGTGCGCGCACGCCCAGAGCCGGTTGCCGTAGCTGCACGCGTGCTGCGCGTCGGGCAGCCGCCGCGTGATCGTCACGCCGCTGACCGTGCCCGCGCGCACGAACGTGTCCGGGTCGAAGATCAGCTTTGCGCCGTCGATGCCGCGCAGGATGTACGTGCCGTTATTGCGTGCGTCGCCGAAGCCGCTGAGCGTCACGGCATCGCCCACGCGAAAGCGCGTGCCCGCGCCGTCGGCCTGCAGCACGTTCGCGCGCCCGGCGTCGCTGGTGTCGTCGCTGCTGCCGAGCGTCACCGTGCCGGTCCAGCTCGGCTCGGCGCTGCCGAATGTGCCGTCCGCCGGCCGGAACCAGATCTTGTCCGGCCAGATGAGCACCGTGCCGCCGAGCTCGGCGAACACTTTCGCCGTGTCCGTGAGTGTGCAGCCCGGCACGGCCTCGCCGTTATGATACAGCGCCGTGCCCGCGCACCAGAGCAGCCCGTCCCCGGCCGCAAACAGGCCGTTCGGCTGCCCGGTGGACGGGTAGCTGAGCGTGCGGCCCGGCCGCGTCGCGAACAGGGGGTTGTCGGCCGCCGAGCCGTTGATCATTTCGTAAATGCCGCCCTCGGGGCAGGCCGGCCGGTGGTCGTAGCCGCCGAAGGCGGTCTGCACGTGCCGGACGGCGGCCATGCTCCGCGGGAATGTGGGTAGATGCATGCCTTGCCTCCTTACAGATCGAGCGGCTGCCCGTTGTGATACAGCGTGCCGCACAGGTCGATCTTACCGGCCGAGAGCTTCAGCTCCGGCACATCGCCGCGCGTCGCGGAGATCACTGCGCCGCTCTTGTGAAAGATGAGATATTTGCGCTCGAGGCTGTTCTCGCTGCCGATGTGCAGCGTGTCGGCCACGGTCGTGATGCCGTTGAGGTCGATCTTATCGGCCGAGAGCGTGACGCTGCTGCCGCCGTTGTTGATGGCGGCGACGATGGACGCCGCGTTCACGCCGTCGGCGTCGGCCACGAGCGCGATGTCGCCGTCGGCCCCGTCGATGCGCGCGTGGATCGGCGAGACGAGCCGCGAAAGCGCCACGGCGTTGAAGTTTTCCGCGCCGAGGTTTGCCAGCGTGTACTGCAGCGCCTCGAGCAGGCGCGGCACAGTCTCCTCGAGCGCTGCGAGCCGCTGCTCCACGGTCTCATGCCCGGTGCGCTCCGGCAGCGGAAAGTCCAGCGGGGAAAAGTCCGTCATGCGTCACCGTCCCCTCCGCCGCGCTGCGACACGTCCGCGCGCAGCACGGCAATGGCCCGCACGAGAAATTGCGGCAGCGGCGCGCCGAGCGCCCCGGCGTTTTCGATCACGCTGCCGAGTTCCGTCAGCAGGTACCACGCCGTCACGAGCGGGCACAGCAGCACGTCATACTGCACGCCCAGCCCCGGTACGCTGCCGAGCAGCGCCCGCAGCGCAAAGTCCAGCAGCGCCGCCACGAGCACGCCGGCCACGCTGCCAGCCTTGTGCCACAGCCCCTCACGGGCGCGGCGGCTGCTCCACGTGCCCGCGTGCAGGGCCGCAGCGCTGCCGGTGGCGTAGTCGAGTACCATGGCCAGAAACCAGGCGGCCGCCAGCCAGCCTGTCCAGCCCCAGAATGCCGTCAGCGCCGCGGCGGCCGCAGAAGCAGCCGCCTTGATCGTTGTGAGTCTGTCCATTTATGTCTCCTTTGCTTCGTCGATCATCCGCTGGCACACGATCATCGTGCGCAGCATATCCTCCGACAGGTCGAGCCTGCCGCCCGTGCCGCCTTGGAGTGCGCCGCGGTCGATGAGCCGCTGCGCCTCCTCCCGCGCCCAGCTTGGGACTTCTTCGATCGTGTTGTACCTGATCATGTCCTCATCGTCCTCCTCATCATTTTTGTGCATCTCTGCATAAACATCCTGGCGGAACCCGTCCATCGTGTAGCCCATGCCATAGGTATTCCACAACAGCTCAGGGTCGGCGTGGTTGCTGGCCACGCCGCGCCGGTGTCCCTCCGCGTGGCCGATGATGACGCCGTCGGCCAGCGGGTCAAGGCTATACATTTCGCACAGCTGTGCAAACAGCGCCACGGCCGTGCGGTACGTGCCCGTGATCTGCTCCGCGGACTCGGCATAGGACATGCTCACGTCTGGCTCCGTCATTTCCACGCCAATGTGCGTGCTGTTTGCGCTGCCGCCGCAGTGCCATGCGATCGTCTCCCACGGCAGCGTCTGGTATACCGTGCCGTCTGCCTGTACGAACGCGTGCACGCAGACCGACTGCCCGCCCGGCTGGTACTGGTCAAAGTACCGTGCCAGCATGGCGGCGCTCGGCTGCGGCGTGCCGATGCTGTGCAGCATCAGCCCCTGCGGGTACAGCGGCGCACCTACCTGATAGCACTTGTTTTTCGCCGCAAATGCTTCGATGATCTCCATCTGCTGTTACCTCCTTCATCTCTGCATCTCATCAATCCGATGCTGTAGGGCATCCTGTAAAATCAACAAGAGCCTCTTTTAAGCCTCGTTATAAGATTTCCTCGTTTTTCGTCACGACAACTCCATCGCCCGTGCCCTGAGCAGAGAACACGATATAGCCAATGTTGCCATAGTCGGCGTAGCTGGGATCCAGTACAATCTTATAATATTTGTCTCCTAGTTTTGTCACCGTGGCCATGCCGGACAGAGATGTGTATGCCTTGCACCAATAGCAGCCGCCACTATAGCCTGAAAAAGCACCTAAGCGCTCATGTCCGCTGCCTTCAAGTGTTGCGCCCTTGACATAGATGACATCAGACGGCTGCACTGCGATAGCACCAGTGCACCAGTACGCGGCATCTGAGCCGTAGAACGGCTTTGCCGAGGAAGCATAGGCGCCATTGCGATAACCTTTGCCGTCCCATACACCGCTCTTAGTTTCCGGGTCTACGGCTGCCGGAAGCACGTTAGTATAAGTTGGCACATATACCACAGCCGTGATGGTAATCTCAATATTTCCGCTGACGTCCGGTATGTTGATAATGCCATTCGCATAGTACAGCGCCGTCACATCCGTGCCGCCCATCTTAACCATGACGGTTGCACCATTGAGCACATAACCGTTGCTGGCAGTAATGGTCGCATAGTAAGTATCACCACCGGTTACGGTTGTTGCAGCGTTGCTGCTGGTGCAGCCCGTGAGGGTATTGGTCACGGTGTACTCCTGCGGCGGCACAACGACTTCTCCAGCGTCCCCAGAAATCATGGCCGCGCGAAAAGCGTTGATTTCCGCATAGGTAATGCCATTGGCAACCGCCCACGCCACCACCTTCTCATTGTCATTCTCCCCGGTGTAGGTGTCCCGGAAGTATTTGATAAGCGGGTACCACCCATTTCCGTTGGTGACGTTGTAGTTGGTGCTCCTGAACCGTTTCCCGTCTGCCTCGTCCGAAAATGCCGTCAACTCGTAGTCCTTATCCTTGTCGCTCTGAGATACACCCAGCAGCGAAAGCAGAAGGTAGGCGATTGTTCCCGTTCTGTCTGACCCACTCACGCAGTGGAAATAGCATGGCTTGTTTGCGGCTACGCAAGCCATCACCTTTTTCAGGACTGCTACCGTCCGCGCTGAGGCTGCGCTGGTGCTGACTGCGTTGGCATAGAAATCCAGCGGCTGGTGATAATACTCTACGCTGCCGCCAAGCGGGGATACAGTAATGCCTCCCGTCTCGCCGTTGTTGCGCAGGTCAATATCCGTTGCAACGCCGAGCCAGTCTACAATCGTTGCCTTGTCAGCGGCGGAAATACTGCCAAAGTTGCCGCCTCTGAATATCTTCCCGTATTTCACGCGGCCACCGGTACAAGCCCAGCCGCCGAGATCGCGGACGTTCCACACGCTGGGCGTGTAGATCATACGCACACCGCCATCGGGCACAATTTTGTAGGTTTTTCCGCCAAAAGCGAATGTACCGGCCTTCAGCGGCTCCATGTTGTAGATCACGCCAGCTCCGGAAACCGCGTCGCTTCTGGTCTTACCGCCCTGCGCAACCGTGAGTGCGGTGTTGGCCGGAACTTTGATCTTCAACCCATCCGGTTCTTCCTTGCTGTAGGCCGTCGCAGCCGAGTAATACGGCGTGACCTTCGTAACGGAGTAATCGCCTGCGTTTTCAGTGTAGTCAACATTGGCAATAAACGCCGCCGCCGAGAGGTTCATCTGGCGGTACTGGACAGTGTTTTCTAAGCTATTGTCCACAATGGGGCTACCAGAAATAGCCGCGATAGCCGCCGCCATATCACCGATTTTATAGGTGGTCATTTCACCGTTTTTCGCGCGGATAGCGTTGGCAATCGCCTGCACAGATGCTTCTTCATACAGCTTCTTCGCCATCAGTAGCTCACCTCGCTCCCATCCGCGATCTCCACTGTCTTAGCCGCACTGCCGTCATAGGTGACGGTGGTGCTGCCGATCTTGATCGTCAGTGCGTTGGGATTTTTCAGCGCTGTGGGAACGGCAGCCTTCACGTATTCCACGGTCGCGGCCGCATTGGTGTCCGCGTCGGTCGGCGTTTTCACGCCGGTCAGCTTT